TCGGTCTAATGTTTGAATAGTTTGTACCTACTCCACCACCAGTTCCAGAGATTACAATAGTATCAGACGCAGTTCTTCCCCACCCCTCTCTGCTATCCTTTGTCGGAATAACAAAACAATTAAGAAGCTGACCCTTTGGTCGACCAGATCCGTACCAAATTCTCCCGCCAGGAAAGAATAAATTCCTCTTCAAGATACCTGAGAACTCTTTTGTGTACTGCGAAATATGACCATTCGTTTCGGCTGCAGCTACGTGTGTTGCAACTCTATCACAAGCCTCATGCCACGTTTCATTCTCATGTCTTGCATATCTCTTCTTAAATATTTCAAGTGCCAACCCAGTTGGTTCATAGAAATTTTCAGTCATGTCAATTGCCTCACTTGTCAGATGCGTTGCCAGACTTAATCTGTTGTACTTGTCAGCCATCATTTGCATTCTATTCTGTTGATTGTCCATGAATAGAGCAATTGGGTCTTCACCTTGATTGAGCACTGTAACCTTCACTGTCGCAGTATTCAACTGGAATGGATACACCATTCCATCCTGACCGAGTCTTGACTTGGCAATGAACAATCTTCCACAATGAGCTTGCTTGTCTTCCATTCTTCTACTGACAGTCATAATGACGTCGCACACTGTTGCCTTTGCATAAGCTTCGCCAATCTGTGAAATCGTTACAACTTCCATATCCAATCCAGATCTGTTAGTCTGATCAGCCGTAATCATAACGACATTGAATTCCTGAGCCAGACCTCTAAGCTCTTCATAGATCCCTTCAAGTTCAAATCTCTTGTCGCCAGTGTTTCTAGAACCTCTCAACAAATCAGCATAGTCAACTATGACCATGTCAGGTGTAAAGTTCTTTGTAGCTGCCAATCTCTGAAGATATGCTCTAATTGTTTGAACACTTGCAGTCTTCGTTGGGAATTCCTTAATGTAAAGTCTTCCCTTTACTTTTCCGTTCACTTCGTTCTTGACAACGTCCTGATTGTCAGCAACGTTGTTGATCTCGACTCCAGAGTAGTAAGAGTCGAAACGAAGACCAATCTTCCAGTCTGCCATCTCGAGAGTGATATAAACAACATTCAAGCCGTCGGCGATACCAGCAGCACCGCAGTTAACAAGGAACATTGACTTACCAGCTCCAGTTGGAGCAATAAATGTCGATAGCGTAGCACGCTCCCAACCACCGTTGAATGCCTTGTCAATGAGAGGCCAACCTGTGCTGATTGGTTTACGAACAGACTTCTGACCACGCTGAGCAAATCCCTCAATGTAGTCATGACCCATGTCACGAGTACCACCACGATTCAGTGCATCCTTGATAACACCCTGAATGGAATCATAGTTTCCACTTTCCATCATGTCTATCGCTTTTACAATACCATCCTTAAGACTCTGCTTCTTACAGAACTCAAGAGAACTATCTTCAATGTAACCCTTATCTCCGTTGAGTTGAGTCTCCTTGATCTTGCCAAGGTACTCTCGAACCTGTGAGTTGACGATAGCATCACCATTGTCGTCCTCTCTAGTAATCATTACCTCCAAGATATCCTGTGAAGGATATGTCTTGTACTTCGACTTATGATCATAAAACTTCTTTACAATCTCCTGAAGATACTTAACATCAAAATACTTTGGTTGAATAACATCAGACATTTGTTCTGCAAACAAATAATCCTGAAGTAACGCTTGAACTACTTTTTCCTGATAGCCCTTTCCCATTTTAGAGAAAGTTGCTTCCTTGTCAACCGTATCTTCAGACATCCTTTATCCTCCAGTGAATACTATTATATCGTAGTTTAGAAACCTTGTTAGCTGCTTAAGTTTAATAATTGGTATAACACTCTACAGAGTCACACACATTAATTTTATTTTGTAGCCTCTGCACGGTGCTTGTATCCTTGGATAACGCCAAAGAAATCCTGCTCTAATGCTTGGATTCCATGTCTTATAAGTTCAAGTTTGAATTCAGTGAAAACGAATTTAGGACGCTGTTCTAGTGTCGAAATTCTAATAACCCTCGCTGAGTTAGGACTTATAATAGGACTTGAGAGTTGCATCAACTTCACGTTCTCAAGAACACGGTCCCACTGATCTAATATGCTTTGATACTTAGTAGCAGGCTTGGCGTTTGCTATACAATGTTGTCGAATTTCTTCAAGTGACGTTGGCTTCTCTGAAATGAACGGGAAAAGCTTTAGCGCTGTCTTTTCTCCAATCCCTTTGATTCCATCAACATTGTCGCTGTTATCACCCATCAGAGCCTTGACAAAGATATAATTCTCAGGAAGTATCTTCATCTTGTCTACCATCTCAAAGTAGGTCCAATAAACTTTCTTTGTTGGTGAATAAACAACTGTTTTGTCGTCAATTAATTGCAGCATATCTCTGTCAGAAGTAAGTACAACCTTCTGAACATCTGGGTAAATTGATTTGCAAATGAGTGCTATAACATCATCAGCTTCTGTTTCTGGTGTTTCAACTTGGATTATTCCAAGTAGTTCTAGAAATTGCTTAAGTTTAGAAAGTTGATCAGAGAGATTTTGTTTAGATTCATTTGGAGATTCAAAATCGTATTCTCTATTTAGTCGAACTTTTCTTCCTTCCTTGTATTCTTTAAGAATTCCTCTTCGTCTACTTGAACCTCCCTCTCCATCCCAAGCAACTATAACACGATCAGCTAGTGAATCTCTGATCATGTTCTTCATGCTCTTTAGAAATCCAGTTATTCCTCCCGTCGGATTTCCATTTGTATCCATCGTTGGGACAACACAAAAACATCTGATAAACAAATTCATTCCATCTATAAGAAGAACTTTATCGGGAATCATGATCACACTTTCTTAAACGTTCCACCAGTAACCTTTGGAGATACACTGACACCCTTTTCAGCGGCGACCTTCTTAATAAGATCAAGTCTAGCCTTGTCTGTTACCTTAGACTCTACCTTGTGAAACAATGGCTTGGGATTATATACTCCACCTTGAACAGCGCTATCCTTTACGATCGTTACGTTCGCCATTCTCGGAGTTTCGTACATTCGGTAAGCATCCTTGTTTCTTAGGAAGACCTTAACAAACTTCTGGTAGAAGCTCATTGGATTCTTTACTTCAACCAGAGGTTGCATTCTTCTTAGAACGTCATTGACAATAGGAAGTCTGTGTAAACCCTTCTTTGTCTTCGGATCGAATATAGCAACAAGAGCCATTCGCTCAGCTTCAGTGAGACGCTTCATGTCTATTCCATGAACTTTTCCTTGCCACGAAGGATTAAGAACAAGAACTTCCTTGAAGCGATCTCCTGAGGCTTCATCGAGTTGCTTGGCATTATAAGTGAATCTTATAATTTCGCCGGGTTTAAATTTCGCCATTTATCACAGCCTCTGTGACTGCCTCTGCATCCATTAACGATTCTGGATCAATAACCATGTCCTTTGGCTTCTCTCCATAACGAACAACCATGTGCTTATCAAGAAGATCTAGAACAATCGGTTTGACATCAACATGCACGTCAATCTTCTTCTTTTCATTATCTGGACTTGTTCTCTTGACATCGACGCCATTCTTTATGATATCTGGCCATTGACTTTCTCTGAATGCGATGCCACAGTCCTTTCCCTTGTCGACACCCTTCTCTTCTATGTTTCCAGAAGGAACTGCCGGAAGATAGCACCATCCACCAGATCTAACTATCTCTCCGACCTGATGCAGCTTTTCTAACCAGGAATTAACGTCATCTATTCCAGAAGAGAAAGTGATATCGAATTCACACTTTCTAAGTGGAGGACCAAGTCTAGACTTCACAGTCTTGGCTCTCGTATGAACTCCGTAGACTGCAGACTTAGGATCATCCTCTTTCCCTGCCGGCTTGAGGTTCACACCTCGTTCGAGCCGCACTCTAACTGAAGCGTGGTAAGGAATTGCCTTACCACCTGTCGTCCCCATAGGGTCACCGTACATCACTCCGAACTTAACTCTGAGTTGGTTAGTGAAGACCATTGCGATTCTTTCTCTTCCCCAGACCTGAGTGAGCTTCCTCATCATCTTAGCAAGAGCCTTTGCAGCAAGACCGATTCTTTCATTTGGATCGTAGTTACCTTCTATTTCAGCTTGGGGCGGAGTGCCGGCGACTGAGTCCCAGATGATCAAGATAAGCTTACCTGGTGCTCTGGTTCTAGCCATAATGATTGTCTTTTCTATTGCTTCACCAACCTCTTCTATTGTTCCAGGTTGTAGATAGACCATCTCAGAGATGTTCACACCGATCTGTTGCATGAATGAAGGATTAGCTGCATTCTCTGTGTCAATGTAGATCGCTAAGCCTCCACGCTTCTGGCACTCAGCGATAAGATGAGCGCAGATAAGAGACTTACCAGACGCCTCTTCGCCAGAAATCTCTGTTAGCTTTCCAACTGGAACTCCTCCACCCTTCTTATTCGCGATAAGATAGTCAAGAAGAGTAGAGCCGGTGCTAATAAATTCCTTGACGTCAGTGGGATTGTCTTCATCGGTAGCAAGACACCAAGCCATCTTGCCAGTCTTATCTTCATCCTTATTAAATTCCTTGATAAGAAGCTTACTAAGCTTCATGGAATCTTGTTCCTTCGCTACCTCTACTTTCTCTTCCTTCTCTTCCTTATTTTTCTTAGCCATTTGTTTCTATCTCCTTCAACTCACGAAGCTTAAAGACAAGATCTTCCTGTCCGCCATTCTTTAGAACGTCTTCAATTGCCGCCTTGACAGCATCAAAATCCTTAGAGAAATTCTCCGAGATTACAGTTCTATTTGCCTGCGTGTCAAGAACTGTGACGGTCATTGCCTTTTCAAACTGAGCATATGTTACTCGAAGATCACCGCAGTCCATTCGACCTTCTAGTAAGAACTTTCCATAAGGATTGTCATAGGCAAATTCCATTATGCCT